ACCAAATTCCGTTGGAATAACCAACCACTGATGGGAAACCTCAGTGCGGGGTCCTCTTTTGAGGATAGGTACAGATTTGCTCATATTTTCCTGACCCGTGCTGTCTAAGTTGAACTTAAACAATTCTTCTTGAATTAGCAATCATATGATATTATTATATTTTTTAATATTATATGGTGGGGAGCCTGTGATGTCGCTGCCATTGTCTTTCAATGGTTATAAAATAAATTTCTTTAAATTAAAACTATGAAAAACAACTTTAACAAACATCAATCAGATAACCGGGTAACAGATAACTTTATAACACATAAAATGTTATGAGTATTGTTACCTGTGTTAAAGTGATTATTCCCTTCTATCCCAAAAACGTCTATGCGTGTTTTATTCTTTCGTGTTTCATCTTTATGGTCTGACAATGGAAAAGTTTTCCTTGTTAAGTACTTAAAAGAGTGTTACAGATTGATGCAACATTACATAGCCGGCCACCCACAATTATCAAGTATAGATATTGCGGTAGGCTTAAATGGGGGTATTCCTAGTATCATCCCTGGAGATCTCCGTCTTTTAATTAAAAGGCGTGATCCCGTGGTGGTCAGGTTTATCCTTACTGTTTTCTCGCTTTACCGGGTTGTAAAAATCCCTGGTACTTTAAAGCTGAATAGTATTACAGACCCTTTTAAAGGTCTGTGTCCTACTCTGCCTAAAGTTGATTTGGCTATTGCTCTGAATAATTTCCTTTTATTGGGAAATGTTAGGTCTGTGGTCTTAAAACCTCTAGACTTATCAGAGATAGTTAAATCTGGAGCAGCAGGTCCGAATAACCGTTCCTCTTTGGCGGGACTGTATTCCGATGTCATTGCATGATGTCGAAATCCGGAACTTAAGAAGGACTTAATCACCTTAGGATCGAAGATCCCGGGTGGTCAAGCCTGATTAGCTCGTATATTTAAGGAGGATATCAGTGAGGTGGAATTACTTTCACTTTACGAAGATCCTTCTAAATATAACAACGACCTATACTTGGGTCGTCTTGCTATCAAGGAAGAAGCAGCAGGTAAGATGAGAGTGTTTGCGATCACCGATTTGGTGACACAAACGATTTTAAGACCATTACATAGTGCGTTGTTCTCTATTTTGAGGACAATTCCTATGGATGGTACTTTTGATCAGAAACGACCTCTTATTAGGTTACTAGAACGTAAGAATCTAGGATTAATAAAAGGTAATTTCTACTCTTATGATTTGTCGTCTGCAACCGATCGTCTCCCTATCCAACTTCAGAAGGACATATTGAGTAATATGTTCTCTGATGAAGGGTTTGGAGAGTCTTGGGGCAACCTATTGACTCGAAGAGATTGAGTCCTAACTTCTCGTGAAGGTGAGAACCTTCATTTGAAGTACTCTGTTGGCCAGCCTATGGGAGCATTGAGCTCGTGAGCGATGTTGGCTATAACACACCATGTTATAGTTCAATATGCGGCTCATGAGGTCGGCGAATTGAATTTCGTTGATTATGCTCTCTTAGGAGATGATATTGTTATAGCTTCTGATTTAGTAGCTAACAAATATTATCAGGTAATGACGGAAGTTCTTGGAGTTGAAATTAATACTTTTAAGAGTTTAATCTCTAGCAATTCTTTCGAGTTTGCTAAACGCCTAATAAGCGTTGACCATGAATTTTCACCATTATCTCCAGCTAATTTAGTTATTTCATTAAAATCTATCAATGGAATAGCTAGTCTTATCTTGGATGCACTCAATAAAGGGTGAGTCCTTGATGAAGACTGAGTTGATACTCGCATAAAATCTGTACCTAATGTTTCTCCGAAACATTTAGATAAGATTATATGAAGTATCAAAGGACCGTTTGGGTTTATACCTACTAGAGAAGGGTTATCGGCAAATTTATTGCCGGATAACTCGCTATCTGTAGTGCGAACAGCTTCTTTCATTTACAACACTCGTTCCACATATTTTAAGTGGGCGGTGCGTGAATGGGAAAGTAATCTGAAACGCTCGGTAAATGCCTTACTCAGTTTAAATTTAATTACTGATGACCTCAGATTAGAACATATTTCCGAATTACTTCGGGAGTCATATTCTAAAGAGTGAATCAAGTTAATTAGATCTAAACCGGTCTATTCGCTCGAATCTTGGAGCGGTCCACACTTATTTCATATAAAGTTTGATAATTCTATCAACTTTAGGGAATATGTTATGGCCCGGGTAATTAGTATTTTGAGAAACACTAATTTTCGTTCTAATAGTTTATTAGAACCTCTAAGCAAGAGAACTGTCCAATCTTTCTTTAGTGACAAGTCGAAGAAATTCTTTGACGAGGTACTAATGGAAATGAGGAAAGACTAACATATAAGCTCGGTACAAGGAAAGGGAGATAATCACAGATCACGGC